ACAAATACCTTCGATGCAAAAAAATCCGGACAAAAATTTTACGACTGTAGAGGTCGATCCAATTACTGGGGAGTATTATGTAACGATTCCTGAGTGGATACTGAATGAGTATGGGTGGTATGAGGGCACTGAGGTAAACATGGAAGTTGAGGGAGATTGTATTGTTATTAGTGAAGTTCGTAAGGACTGAATTAATACTCAAGGGAACTTGACCTTGTATAGATAATGCGTTATGATTCATAGTGTACCGTGTTCGCGTATGCGGTATACGAATCGATTCAAATTTAAATTGACTTAAGTTATGGCTAAAGGATTTACTGTAAAAGCAAAGGCACCCACAGCACAACAAAGCGAACCAGAATGGGACTACGATAAAGCAAGGGAGATGATTCGAGGCAAGTCAATTGTCTTCTGTCTACCTGGAAGGGGAGTTTCGTATACTTATCTGAAAAATTTTGTGCAATTGTGTTTTGATATTGTGCAAGCAGGTGGGAGTATTCAAATCTCTCAAGACTATAGTTCAATGGTGAACTTTGCTCGTTGTAAGTGTCTTGGGGCAAATGTATTGCGTGGACCTGACCAAGTACCTTGGGATGGTAAATTGAATTATGATTATCAATTGTGGATTGATAGTGATATTGTGTTTAATACTGAGAAGTTTTATCAGTTGGTTTTAATGGATCAGGATATTGCTTCTGGATGGTATTGCACTGAAGATGGAAGGACTACAAGTGTTGCTCACTGGATGGAAGAGGATGACTTCCGAAACAATGGTGGAGTGATGAATCATGAGACGCTAGAGAGTATTAGTAAGCGTCGGAAACCATTTACTGTTGATTATGTAGGATTTGGATGGTTGTTGATTAAGTATGGAGTCTTTGAGCATTCAGAGATGAAGTATCCATGGTTTGCACCGAAAATGCAAGTCTTTGAATCTGGAGAGGTTCAGGATATGTGTGGAGAGGATGTAAGTTTCTGTTTGGATGCTAAGGAAGCAGGATTTGAAATCTGGTGTGATCCTCGTATTCGTGTTGGTCATGAGAAGACAAGGGTTATCTAATTATTATGACCATATGTTTTATATTCCAATCTATCATTTTGCTTTGACTGATTGGAATATAAAACAACAACAATTATTGGAGATTTACAATTCTACAGATATAGTACCTTATAATGATCTGAGTACAGATTATTATCATAATCAAGACTGGTATCGTGATAAGATACAAATGATATTCAAGAATGAGATTAAAGAATTTTGTGTTGATGTTAAAGGTGAATATAGAGTAATTGGATGTTGGTTTGAAACATCAAAAAAAGGAGAGTTTCATACACCCCATGATCATGGAGTATGTGGATACAGTGCTGTATGTTATATAAAATATAATGGCAATCATCATACACCAACACAGTTTATTTCCCCATATGCTTGTAGTAATAAGGGAAATTACTTAAAGTATGTACCAGAAGTAGAAGAAGGTTCTCTCATTATCTTTCCGTCTAATGTGTTACATTATACTCACCCGAATAGAACCGATGATGAGAGGATTATCTTATCTTTTAATCTATCATAACGATTATGGAAGTTTATAACATCTACTGCAAAGGGCGTAAGATTTACTCAAGCTTGACTCAGAGTGAATATTTCGATATAATGGAGGACCTGTCGATAGAGTTTTATCAGACAGGAACTCCAAGACCTGAAGATCTTGATACTGAAATTACAACGGAGAATTAATTATGGCTATGCGTAAAGGCGGCGGTTATGTGGAGGGTGCTCCTAAGAAAACTCGTCAGGGAGCAGGTATGAATACAAAGTATGCCGCTACTTCTCGCAATAAAGCGCGGAAGAAGTATCGCGGACAAGGTAAAGGTTGATAGTCAAGAGGGGGGTAACACCCCCTTTTTTCGTGCAAATAAATATGAATAAGGGATAGCAACCCCTCTAAAAGTTCTGATTTGTATAAATCAGGAGCTAAAATGGGCAATTCACCTGTCGATAGGAACAAAGAGTACATGAGGGAGATGTGGGGAACCAATCGCCTTGTCTCAGACTATGGTTCGATGCAAAATTTACCTTCAAAAAGAGTATTAACAGAGGTAATGCATGATACTGCACCTCGTCATGACCTTAAAAAGCAGACGGAACTGCATGAAAAGATTCGTAATGACGAAGATTATGATGATTGGTCATATGGAACTGAGCCAACATACGGAAATCCTTGGACATAAGTATAAATAATCCAAGAAACTACCTGACAAATGGCTATAAACAGGGTATCAAGGGCTTTTAGAGACATTAGTTTGTCTTTTGAGCCCCATCCTGTCACAAAAGATTTGCCGATTCTCAAAAATGAGAATGCAATTCGTCGTTCTGTAAGAAATTTGGTTGAAACTATACCTACTGAAAGGTTTTTTAATTCAGATTTGGGGTCTGATGTTCGCTCAAGTCTCTTTGATTTCATCGACTTTGGTACTTCATCAGTAATTGAGACTCAAATTCGCACTACTATTGAGAATTTTGAGCCTAGAGTTGATAATTTATTCATAAATGTTGACCCAAGACCTGATGATAATGCTTTTAATGTAACAATTTTCTTTGATATTGTCGGTCAGGACTTTCCAACACAAGAATTTTCGTTCCTATTAGAGGCAATAAGATAAAATATGCCTTTCACTAAATTTACAAACCTAGATTTTGACCAAATAAAAGCCTCTCTGAAGGATTATCTCCGTGCAAATTCAAATTTCACGGATTTTGACTTTGAGGGGTCTAATTTTTCGGTCTTAATCGATACCTTAGCGTATAATACCTATATTACAGCGTTTAACTCTAATATGATTGTGAATGAATCCTTCTTGGATTCAGCAACATTGAGAGAAAATGTCGTATCTCTTGCTAGAAATATAGGATATGTACCACGCTCTAGGAGTGCTGCTAAGGCAGTTGTAAGTTTTGATGTAGCAACTAGTGTAGACACTGCTTCATTGACCTTACAGGCGGGTTTAGTGTGCACTGGAACGACGAATGAGAGCAATTATATCTTCTCAATACCAGAAAATATTACTACGACAGTAGTTGATGGTGTTGCTTCCTTTACAGACATTGAAATCTATCAAGGAACTTATCTTCAAAATACTTTTATTGTTGATGGGTCTCTCGATCAGAAGTTTATTCTTGATAATTCTTTCATTGATACATCGACAATTGTAGTTCAAGTAAAAGGACCTTCTGATACTGGACTAGGTAGAGAATATTCACTTGTTAATAATATCATTGATACAAAATCAACATCTGAAATCTATCTGATACAAGAAATTCAAGATGAGAAGTATGAACTTCTCTTCGGAGATGGATACTTTGGTAAGAAACTCGAAGATTCAACTGTAATCACGGTATCTTATATCATCACTGATGGTAAAGAAGGTAATGGACCAGCAAACTTCTCTTATCAGGGAAGAGTATTATCGGCAAATAATGCGATTGTAGTTCCAACAAACAATGTAACTATAACAACTACTTCAGCGGCAGCAAATGGCGGTGATATTGAGTCAATTAACTCTATCAAGTACTTTGCTCCAAGACTATATTCATCGCAGTACAGGGCGGTTACAGCACGCGATTATGAAGCAATTATTCAAGACATCTATCCAAATACAGAATCTGTCTCTGTTGTAGGCGGTGAAGAAGTAGATCCACCACAATTTGGTAATGTTTTGATTACGATTAAACCGAAGAATGGTGATTATATCTCCGATTTTGATAAGGAACAGATATTAACTAAACTGAAGCAATATTCATTATCAGGTATTAATCAGAAATTATTAGACCTTAAAGTTCTTTATGTTGAGATAGATACAGCAGTTTATTATAACTCATCACAAGTAACAAATGTGAATGATTTGAAAACTGCTGTTATTTCAACACTGAATACCTATGCACAATCTAATATCAACAAGTTTGGTGGTAGATTTAAGTATAGTCAAGTTTGTAAAGTAATTGATAATGTAGATAATGCAATCACATCAAACATCACTAAAGTGATTATGAGAAGAAACTTGAAAGCACTTGTAAATCAAGTTGCACAATATGAATTATGTTTTGGTAATAAGTGTCATATAAATCCAGATGGATTCAATCTCAAAACCACTGGATTTTCAATTAGTGGAAAAACTGGAACTTTCTATCTAACAGATACTCCAACTAAAGATGCTAATGGAAAACTCACCAAAAAAGGTGTAGTATCAATTGTTAAAGATATTGATGCTCAAGGAAACTACCCAGTCGAAATTAAGTCTGCTGGAACCATAGATTATGAAACTGGAGAACTTATGTTGAATCCAATCAACATATCATCAACAGTAAAAGCAAACAATGTAATTGAGGTTCAATTATATCCAGAATCAAATGATGTTATTGGTCTCAAGGACCTGTATTTGAGTTTTGCTGTTGGCAATAGTAAGATAAATATGGTTAAAGATACTATTACTTCCGGCGAAAAGATATCTGGAGTCGGATACAAAGTTACTTCAAGCTACTTAAACGGAGAACTAAAGAGGGTATAAGATGATACAAACAGGTGTTGGTGTTGATAAGAGAGTACAAGTACAGCAATTAATAGATAACCAGTTACCAGAATTTATTCTATCAGAAAGTCCAAAAGCAGTAGATTTTCTAAAGCAATATTATATTTCTCAAGAATATCAGGGTGGTCCTTTAGACCTTGCTGATAATCTTGACCAATATCTTAAATTAGATAATTTAACTCCAGAAGTAATAACTGGTTCTACAACTCTGTCTGCTGATATTACTTCTTCAGATGATGTTGTTCAAGTTGCATCCACTAAAGGTTTCCCAAATCAATACGGATTATTCAAGATTGATGATGAGATCTTTACCTACACTGGTTCCACAACAACATCTTTTACTGGTTGTATTCGTGGTTTTAGTGGAGTCACCAACTATCGATCAAAATTAAATCCAGATGAATTAGTATTTGAAGAAACTAATCAAGCAGCACACACCTCTGGTGCTACAGTAACTAATCTCAGTTCTCTCTTCTTAAAAGAGTTTTATAAAAAACTCAAGTATTCTCTGACTCCTGGATTAGAAGAAGTTGAATTCGCTTCTGATGTTGATGTTAATAACTTTATTAAACAAGCAAGAGACTTTTATCAAGCAAAAGGTACTGAAGAATCTTTTAGAATTCTTTTCAATGTCTTATATGGAGTAAATCCAAAAGTAACGGATCTTGAAAGTTATCTGTCAAAGCCTTCTGCTGCAAAATACTTAAAAAGGGAAATTGTAGTTGCAGAAGCAATCAGTGGTGAGGCTAAGAATTTAATAGGTCAAACTATTAGAAAATCTTCCGACTCAACAACACAAGCACCAGTTTCTGAAGTTGAAGTCTTTGCAAGACCTGGTGTAGGCACTTTTTATCGTCTCTATCTTTTTGTTGGATATGATGATAATGATTTAATTGAAGGCAATTTTACTATCCAACCAAAAACAAGAGTAATTCAGACTGTACCAGTTGGGTCATCTACTATAACTGTAGACTCTACGATTGGTTTTGCTAATTCTGGAACTCTCATTTCTGGAAATAATACAATTACATATACTGATAAAACTATTAACCAATTCCTTGGTTGTAGTGGTATTACTGAGGAGATTGCTTCAAAATCTGATATCAGAAACGATGAGTATTATTATGGATATGAGAATGGTGATACGACTAAGGAAGTTAGAATTCGCTTAACTGGTGTATTATCTAAGTATGAATCTATCATTGATAATTCTTTAACTACCGAAGGTGAGAAAATTTATGTTAAAAATGTTGGTGAAAGAATTCTAAATCCAGAAGATGATAAGAGTTATAAGCAAATTTTTGCTAATTCTTGGGTTTACAATACTAGTACTCGTTTTGATATTGAAAGTATTAGTGGATCTAACTTTGTTGTAAAAACTGATATTGATAAGTCTCAATTATCTGTTGGCGATAAAGTTAATATTCTGAATGGATCTACAGAAAATATCGTCCATTCAAACGCTACTGTATCATTAATAGACAATGCAAATAGACAGGTTGTTTTAAGTGATCTTACTGGATTTACGGTTGATCCTAATCAAACATATACTTTCAGAAGAAATCTAAAGACAGCATCAAGCTCTGGAACTCCAATTGCACAAGGTAATAATGTAATTACTAGTGATATTCAAAATGTTTATAATGAAGACAATGAGTATATGTATGTCACATCAAACTCATTACCTTCCTATGAGATTGATAATAATGTTAAAAAATCCACCCTCACATCTGCAGTAAACGGTACCAGTCTTCTTGGATATAATCAATCAACAGAAAAATATTCTATTATTTCTTTCCCATCTTCAGTTCCTTTCTTAACTGGCGATGAAGTATATTATAGTGCACAGACAGATGTTTTAGATGGTCTTGAGGAAAAGACTTATTTTGTAAAAGTATTGTCTCCCAATAATAGAATATCTCTTCACGATGCAAGATCTTTAATTGATGCTGGTATTGCAGTAGAGTTCAAATCAACAAATACTAGTGGTTCTCATTCACTTACTTTAAATTATCAGAAAGAAGAAGAAATATATCCACAAAAACTTCTTAAAAAATTCCCATTACAGCATAATATTAAGGATGGAACTTCTATTAATACCGAAGTTGGATCTGTTGGAATGCTTATCAATGGAGTTGAAGTATTAAACTACAAATCTTTAGATAAGATTTATTATGGACCTGTTAAAGAAGTAAGGGTATACAACAAAGGAAAAGATTATGATGTAATTAGTGCCCCATCAGTAACTGTAGATGACCCTATTGTTTCATCAGGAACAACAGCACTTGTGCAACCAGTTATTAGTGGAAGTGTAAAAGAAATTCTTGTAGATCCACAAAACTTTGATATTCAAAATATTCCAGCAGTATCCATTTCTGGTGGTAATGGTTCTGGTGCAGTTTTACAACCAATTCTTGAAAAAAGAAATAGAGAAGTATTCTTTAGTCCTAAACCAACAACACAAGGTGGTGGTATTAATGTAACTGATAATACTATCACTTTCCAATCCCAACACTATTTTACAGACGGGATGGCTGTTGTTTACGACAATAAGTCCGATAACACTGTTGCAGGTATTTCTTCAATCAGTAATGTTGGTATTGCTACGGTTTTAGGTAGCGGTAATAATAATATTCAAAATACAACTCTTAGTCAAAATTCTCTTTATTATGTAAAAGTAATTGGTGCTAATGTTGGTCTGAACACAGTTCAACTGTATACTAGTCAGACAGATGCTTTATCTGGAATCAATACTGTTGGTCTTACCACACAGTATGGTAATGGAGTCCAAGCATTTAGGGTATATGAACCAAAGAATACTTTAAAAGCAGTTAAGGTTATTAATCCAGGAACTAATTATAGAAATAGAAAATTAATTGCAAAACCATCCAATATATCAATATCGGATGATTCTATTGTATTTGAGAATCATGGTTTTGATGACGGAGACATTGTAAATTATTCCATTGATACTGGTGGTGTTATTGCAGGTGGACTCTCTACAACAACAAGTTATCGTATTTTAAAAGAAGATAATAGTAGATTTAGACTTGCCAATGCTGGTGTTGGAGCAACAATTCTAACAAACTACACAAGAAGAAATTTTGTTGGTATTACTTCTGTTGGTTCTGGTTATCAAATCTTCTCATATCCAGATATCACTGTAAGTGTCTCCGTTAATTATGGTGATATAACTGGAATAGGAACAGACAATGTTGGTGTAATTACTGCTACTCCTATAGTAAGAGGAGAAATTATTGATGCTTATTTGTATGGAGAGGGAACTGGATATGGATCTAGTACATTAAATTTCCATAATCCACCAAATGTAACAATAAGATCTTCAACAAGAGATGCTGAATTTAAAGTAATCACATCACAAGGAAAGATTACTAAAGTTCAGGTAACATATGGCGGCACTGGATATACATCTGCTCCAGATTTAGTAATCAATGGTAAAGGTATTGGAGCACGCTTGAGAGCGATTGTAAACGCTTCTGGAGTGCTTACAGCAGTTGTTATCTTAAACCCTGGTGCTGGATATGATGATACGACAACGATTTATCCTAGACCAGTAGGATCTTCTGCAACAATATATGCAAGTGTTAGAGATTTGAATGTCAATAGGCACAGTAGATATAGTGATGATTCTGTTTTAAAGAATATAAATGGAAGCACTGGTCTTCAATATGCTGCAATTGGATACTACAATCAATTGCAAGACGGTGTTTTTGAAACCTTAGATACTGATAATATTACACACTCACCAATCATTGGATGGGCATATGATGGAAATCCAATCTATGGACCATATTCATATACAGATTCTGATGATACAGGATCAACTGTTATTCCACTTCAGTCTGGTTACACTTTAAACACATCAAATGTAACAGATAGACCTTCTGGATTCTCCGCTGGTTTCTTTGTAGAAGACTATACTTTTGATAACTCTGGAAATCTTGATGAATATAATGGAAGATTTGGAAGAACTCCAGAATTCCCAAATGGAGTCTATGCATACTTTGCATCCATAGACACAAACTCCACAAAATCAGAATTCCCATACTTCATTGGAAATTCTTACAAATCTATTCCACTTGAGCAAAACTTAGATCAAGGTTTTGATTTTAATAGCACAACTCTTGTAAGAAATACTTTCCCATATAATGTCTTTGATGAGGGTGCGGACAATGACTTCTTATTGGAGCCTTATGAGGTAATTCCACAAAGTGCTACTATTGAGTCTATATCCAAAGGTTATGTTCAGGGGTTTGTAATTAACGAGCCTGGAGATCTTTATAAAGTTGGAGATGTTGCTGTTTTTGACAGCACTGGAACAGATGGAAGTGGATTAGCAGCAGAAGTTGGTTCCATTAAAGGTAAGAATATTAATTACATTACCACAACAGTAGACACATTCACAAATTCTTCTGTTGTTTGAAAAAATTCCTCTAATTTGTTAGTACAAACAACTTCAAATCACTCATTTAGTGATGGGGATACTGTAGTAATCTCTGGTGTATCAAGCTTTATTGGAGGACTAACAAATTCTCATGTAATTGGCGTTACATCAGAAAGCACATATCTGTTAGACCAACTAGCAATAAATGCAACTGCTGGTGTAGTAACAGACATCTATGTAACCACAAATCCAAGTTTTGTTTCTGTTGGGTCTACATTAGGAATTGGAACTGAAAGAGTTCGTGCTCTTAATGTCTTCCCAGAGAACAAAGTAATTAGAATTGAAAGAGGAGTTACAGGAACTGCCCATACTGATGGTGCAGAAGTATTTACTGTTCCAGATACATTTACAATACCACTTTCTGTCGATTACTTCGAACCACCTCTCGATAGTATAAAATTCTTCAATCCACAACAATCAATCGGTATTGGAACTACTGCAGGTATAGATGTTTCCAATGATTACGAAATAGGTCAATTCACACAATTTATTTCAGTTCCAACTCAATCAATTTATATCCCCAATCATCCATTTAAGACGAATCAGGAAGTAATATTAACACGCCCTAGTGGTGCAAATGCAATATCTGTTGCAACTACTTCTGGTGCAGCAGCATTTACTATACCACAAAGTGGTGATACCGAAACACTGTTTGTAATTAATAAGTCTAAAGATTTTATTGGTCTGACCACACAAGTTGGATTAACAACTAATACCAATGGTTTATTCTTTACTGCATTTACTGCAAATGCCGACGACAATGACTACAAGTATTCTTTAGAAACTAACTTAACTCAAGTAACAGCAAGAGTTGAGAGAGTTACCGCAAATATTGGTGTAACAACAAGTCATGAATTAACCGCTGGTGATTCAATTACTTTAGATCTAAAACCAAATCAGTCAGTTGGTATTGGAACTTCAACAGCAGTAAGAGTTAAGTATAATAGTAATAAAGACAAACTATTGATTAATCCTATTGGATTTACATCAGTCGGAGTTAACAGCACAACTAATGTATTAACTTTGACTAATCATGGTCTTAAGACTGGAGAGAAAGTCTTCTATGATTATACAGATAATAATATCACTGGTCTTGATACTGGATCATATTATGTCTATAGAATAGATGATAATCAAATCAATCTTACTCAGACATATTACGATGCCTTATTAGAACCACCAACGGTAGTATCTTTTGCTTCTACTGGAGGAGCGAGTCAAGAATTATCATTGATTAATCCACAACTGAAACCAATAAAGAATAATAATCTTGTATTTGATGTATCAGATTCTTCTCTTAGTGGATATAATTTCAAAATCTTTACAGATAAAGATTTTAATAACGAATTTATTTCTGTTGGATCTGGAACTACATTCGGTGTTATAGGTGTTGGGACTATTGGTGTTTCTGCAAGTGCAACAGTAACTTTGAATTATGACGCTGGTCTTCCATTACAACTCTATTATAATATAGAAAATTCTGGATTTATTAGCACTTCCGATAAAGGTGTTGGGAATGGATCGGAGATAGTATTTGTTGATAGTCTTTATAATGGAAACTTTAAAGTTTCTTCCAGTGGACTTGCTGTTACTACTTTCCAAGCAAATCTTAAGGCACTACCAGAAGTATTAACACACAACCAGAATACAACTTCTACCCTCGAATATTCAACTACCTCCGCAAGTGCTAAGGGTGGTGTGAAGACAATGAAGATTAATTATGGTGGACAAAACTACAAGAAACTTCCAGAATTTGTATCAATAACTTCAACTGAAGGCGTAAGTGCTGATATTATTCCAACATCGACAAATATTGGAAAAATTAAGTCGGTTAAAATTAACAATCCAGGATTTGATTATTCTGCTGATAAGACATTAAGTCCAGAGGTATTCATTTCCCCCAATATCACTATTATTAATAGAAGTACAGTTTCAAGCGTTGAAGTTGTATCTGGTGGATCTAACTATACAACTCCACCAAACTTAGTATTGGTCAATCCAGAAACTGGAGAAAAATATGATAATGGAGTTTTGGAAGCAAATCTTCAGGGAACATCTATTCAGTCTGTTGATGTAGTTGCTGCTCCATCAGGATTGTCTGAAAACTTGAGTAAGGTTTACGCAGTTGATAATAGTAACGGTATTAATGTAAATCAAGTTGCATATACCCAAGCAACAGGAATTGTAACATTTACATTAGCAACTCCAATTGCTGGTCTTTCTTCATCTCTCTTTAGTGTTGGGGAAAAGATTTATGTTGAAGGTGTAGGACTCTATAGCACTACTGGAGAAGGATTTAATTCTGAAGATCATAATTACACTTTATTCACAGTAACTCAATACGCTGCAGGACCTGCAAATAATCCAGCTACACTGCAAATTAATATCTCTGGAGTTACTACCAATCCAGGTATTGCTAAGACTAATCAATCTGGTTACGCAATTCTTATTAAAGAGAGTGACTATCCAGTATTTAAAGTTTCACAAACTAACAAAGATTTCAATGACGGTGAAAAACTTTCTACTGTAGAAGGAACAACAATAGTACCAAGAAATCTGGTAATCACAGAGTCTCTAAATGACCAGATTAAAGTTTATGGATCTTATGAATTGAAGGAAAATGATGTTATTGTTGGAGATGATACTGGAACTAGAGCAACTATTAAAACTATAGAAGAGACAAAATCTTTCTTCAGAATTGACTATTCATTGAAAAAAGATGTCGGTTGGTCTGATGATATTGGAAAGTTGAATTTAGATTATCAGGTTATTCCTGATAATGACTACTATCAAAATCTCTCCTACACGGTCAAGAGTCCAATTACCTATGAGCAGCTAGTAAATCCAGTAAATAGACTTCTTCATACTACAGGTCTTAAGAATTTTGCTGATGTTGGAATTACTAGTACCGTTGGATTTGCTACAACATCAATTCAACAATCAACAACATTTGCACTCATTGATTTAATCAGTGATAATAGAGTTGATACGATTAATAATTATGATTATGGTCTTGATATTGATGTTGAGAACAATAAATCAAAATTTGTTAAAGTTCAGAATAGAAAATTAACGGATTATATTAAGTGTATTTCAAATAGAGTTCTTTCTATAGACAACATTAGCAGCCAGTTCTCAAGTGGTAATATCATAAGCAATTTCTATGTTGATATTGATAATTACAATATCGATGATGGATATAGTAGATTCTTAGTTCAAATTACAGACCCAGATAATAATGAAAAGCAATCTACAGAGATTGTAACTTTACCATCAGTTTCTGATGATATTGTAACTGTAGAAAAAGCATCTTTATATAATACAGATTCTTCATTGGGTGATGTCTCTGGTAATATTTCTGATTCTGGAAATCTTTCGTTAAGATTCACCCCAACAGAGCAATATACAAAAGACTATGATATTAAGGTCTTAAAGAATAATTTCAATAGTGAATTAGCAGGTATTGGAACTCAATCTCTTGGTCTTATTAATCTTACTTCTAGAATCAATACATCAGTTGGTATTGGATCAACTGCAACGATTATTGGAGTCTCAACAAATACTAATAACGCAATATTTGTAATTTCTGAAGTTATTAACCCAACTTCTAAGGAAAGAACTTATGTTGAAATGTATATTGACCATGATGGAGTAGACACTAACATCAGCGACTACTTCTTTGATAATAATCAATCTGTAGAGTTGTCTTCAAACTTTATAGGAACATTTGCTTCCGATATATCGTCTAATACCTTAAGTCTTAAGTTTACAAACAGCACAGAGTCAAATGCAGTAAATGTGAGGTCTAGAATCGTCGGATTTGGAACTACTGCCGCTGGAATCAGCACATATACATTTACTACTACTGGTCAAACTGCCGATCAGGCAGATACTGTACAACTGCAAAGTAATTTTGTAGAAGCGACTGGAATTTCTACAGTAGTAAGTTTGGGTTCTACGACCAACTTTACCACAATTAAAACACTTGCTAGAGTTAGTTACGGTTCAACCTCCGCACTGCATCAATTACTGGTTGTTAATGACGGAACAGATGTATATACTTCTCAGTATTCTTATCTGTCTGCTAATAGTGCAACAGGAATTGGAACATTTGCTGGAGCAATCGTTGGAACTAATTTAGACTTAAGGTTCTATCCAGATGCTGGAATTACCACAGATGTTTTAATTCAATCTTATAGTGAAATTATTAAATCTGAAATTGATTTGGTAAATGATCCAGATACTCTCTCATATGGACCAATCACTGAAGATGTATTGGTCGCTCAATATAATGCACCAAATGGAAATAGAGTTAATGTAACAGAATTTGAGATGTTACATGATGAAACTCCAATCTTTATGAAGACATTCAATCCATCTAATGCAAGTGTATTGAATCCCGTTACTGGAGTATTCACTATTAAAGACCACTTCTTCAGCACTGGTGAAGAGTTAATTTATAGACCAGGTGATACATTTGGTAATACTGCTACTGCTGTAAGTATTGGACAAACTAGTAGTGGTGGCGTTGGTATCGGTACAACGACCATTCTTCCATCAACAGTTTATGCAATTAAAATTAATAATGACCAGTTTAAGATTGCAACAGTAGCAGCTTTTGCAACTACATCTGGTATTGGAGTTACATTTACGGATGTGAGTGGAAAGGGCAATGCTCACGAATTAGAAATGGTCAAGAAGATGGAGAAATCTATTATCTCCATTGATGGTGTTGTCCAGAGTCCTATTGCTTATACAGCAATCAATCACTCTCTCACATTTGGAATTAATTCTACAGAGACTATCTTTGCTCTCTCTGGAATTTCTAGCATAACTCCAGGAAATATCCTTAGAATTGAAGATGAATATCTCAATGTAACTTCAGTTGGATTTGGAACTACTTCTTCGGGTCCAATCACTGGAATTGGAACAACTGCACTTGTTGAAGTTGAAAGAGGATTTGTTGGATCTTCAGCAACTACTCACGCAGGTCTTACGACTGCTAGAGTTTATATTGGTTCATTTAATATTGTTAAAAACAAGATTCACTTTACTGAAGCACCATTAGGAGATCCTTTAGATATATTGAATTCTTCAGAATTGGAATCTCCAGAATCAACATTCAATGGAAGAGTATATTTAAGAAAAGATTATTCAAGTAATCAAATCTACGACAACATAAGCGATTCGTTCACTGGTATTGGTCAAACATACACTCTTACTGTTGGTGGTGCAAATACCACTGGAATTGAGACTGGTAGTGGAGTATTGTTCATCAATGATATTTTCCAAACACCAACAACTGATAATAATACCGGAAACAATTATCAATTCTCCGAAAATGCTGGTATTTCTAGCGTGGTATTCAGTGGAATTACAACTGCTGGTGGATTATTAATCTCCGAATATGATGTAAATCAAAATCAACTCCCAAGAGGTGGGGTTATTGTTTCCCTCGCATCTACACCAGGTCTTGGATTCGCTCCTCTTGTAGGTGTTTCTGTAACTGCGGTTATTGACGGTACTGGAGCAATCACATCTGTTGGATTAGGAACTACTGATATTGTTGGTTCTGGATACTTTGGAGCCGTTGGTGTTGCGGTATCAGACCCAACACAAGATGCTGGCGGTGACGCAGCTACTATAACAGCAACTGTTGGTGCTGGTGGAACTTTAACATTTACTGTTGGTGCTGGTGGTACTGGATACAACAATCCACAAATATTTGTATCAGAACCTTCATATTCAAACCTTGGAGTTGAAGGTGTATCTCGTCTTGGAATTGGAGCAACAACCGACACTGGTTCAAACTTACTTCTCAATCTGGAAGTTGGTGCTGCAAATACTGTCGGTATTGGTTCTACTTTGTTTGAGGTCAAATCATTCAGTATTGCTAGACCTGGATATGGATTTAAGAAAGGTGATGTATTCAGACCAGTTGGTCTTGTAACTGATGCAAATCTTGCATCCCCACTTGCGGACTTTGAGTTAACAGTATTGGAAACATTTAACGATTCCTTCTCAGCATGGCAGTTTGGAGAACTTGATTACATCGATCCTATTAGTGCACTTCAAAACGGTATTAGAACAAGATTCCCACTTTATTATAACAGTGAATTGTTGAGTATTGAAATTGATCCAAATGATGCAGATTCTTTAAATATTGATTTAGATTCCATCCTTTTAATATTCATTAACGGTGTGATTCAAGAACCAGGCGTTAACTACACTTTTGATGGCGGATCTTCTTTCACTTTCACAACTGCACCAAAATCTGAAGATGATATTTCAATCTTCTTCTACAGAGGAACAAGAGGAACTGATAGCGTCTTTACTGAAATTAGAGAAACTATTAAGATTGGTGATGAAATTAGACTCAAGAGAAATAATTTAATTTTGACTACTGTAGATCAAGAATCAAACAGAACTGTTGTTGGTATTCCAACTTCAGATAGTGTTGAGACTGATATCTATACTGGTCTTGGAATTGATGAGGTTAATTACAAACCATTTGATTGGATTAAGCAAAAGGTTGATAAGAGAATTAATAATCAAGACATATACAAGACAAGAGATACACTTGAACCACAAATTTATCCAAGTGCTAAAATAATTGGTGATTTTAGTACGACTGATACTGAAATATTTGTTGATAATGGATTGTTATTTGAATATGAAGAAACAGAATCGTTAGCAACCATTCAAAATACAGATTTGAATGCGTTGATTATTGGAAGTACTACAGATCCAGTTGCTGCTGCATTTAGTGCAACAGTATCTGTTGGAGGAACAATTTCAAATATTGCTATTACCACTGGTGGATCTGGATATACTCCAAGTTCAACTATAACCCTTTCTATTGCACCACCTCCAAATACAAATACAGGAATTGCAGCAACAGCAACAGCAACTGTTAGTGCTTCTGGAACTGTTACTTCTGTAGCAATAGGAACAGGAGGACTTGGATACTCTACTTCAATTATACCAAATGTCCTTGCTCCAACAACAAATGTTTCTTCTGAACTTGTAACCAACTTTGGTTCTGCAAATCAAATTAGAAACTTTGTCGGTGTTTTGACTGGAATTTCAACTTCTGTTGGAACTGGAGGTCATCCTCTTGCTATTACTTTTGATTTGGCTAGACTTGATAATGTTGGTGATGCTCTCAATGTAGCACAAGGTCTTGAAGTTGGTGATCCAATTTATATCTACAATACACTTGTTGGTTCTGGAGTCACTTCTGTTAATGATTCTGATGCTGCAACGGTTGGTATTGGAACCACTTATGTGGATAATATATACATCATTTCTGCAGTATCTACTCCAGGTGTAAATGTTGGATTAATTACATGTAATGTACATTCTGGTATTAACACAACTGGAATTAACACAAGTGGAATTGCAACATCAAGTCCTGTCGGAAACTTCTCTGTTGGAAAAATTTCTGGTTTTACGAGATCTAATAATCCAATATCTATTGGTGTTACTGGATTAACTATTGATTCTGGATTATCAACTTTCCCATTCATTCAAAGAAGAAGTGAAAGATTTGGATTGAGAGATACTGGTGCTCTGATTGGTATAAACACTATACTTTGATTCATAGTAGTATAAATACAGAAAAAACCTATTAAGATGCCTGCGATAGTTACGGATCAATTTAGAATATTGAATGCGAGTAACTTTGTTGACTCAATTTCGGACACTGATAACTCATATTATGTTTTTGTAGGTTTATCAAATCCAACTGCGACTGCTGGTTCTGCAGAAAGAAGTGCTACTTGGAATACTGATACACCAAATCCAGATGATAGTATTGATTACTCCAATTTTGTTGGAGATAATATGATATTTGGGAAGAGAGCAACGACTGATAATGTTAGAAGAGTTGTAAGAAGAATAGATTGGGCAAGGGGAACCAAGTATGAAATGTACAGACATGATTACAGTCTTACAAATCCATCTCCAATAACACAATCTGCTCGCTTATATGATTCAAATTATTATGTAATGAATAGCGAGTATAAGGTATACATTTGTATTGATAATGGTTCTTCTGGAATCAATACAAATGGAAATGCTTCATTAGACGAGCCAACATTTACTGATTTAGAACCAGCGGCTGCAGGGAATAGTGGTGATGGATATTTGTGGAAGTATCTGTTTACAGTAACTCCAAGTGATATTGTAAAATTTGATTCAACAGAATATATTTCATTACCAAACAACTGGAGTACATCAACCAATGCCCAAATAACAGCAGTTAGGGAAAATGGAGATTCTGATGAAAATCAAAATCAAATAAAAAAAGTCTATATTGAAAATCCTGGTGCAAGTTATAAAACCGCAAACCAAGTAGAACTTCCAATACTTGGAGATGGAACTGGTGGTCAGGTTGTTGTTACTATTACTGGTGGACAAGTAACAAGTGCTGTGATTTCGGCAGGTGGTAGTGGATATACTTACGGAATGGTTGATTTAAGCGCATATCAACCATCTACAATTACAACTCCCGCACACCTCATTCCAATTATTCCTCCATCAAGAGGTCATGGATTTGACTTATACAAAGAGTTAGGTGCTGATAGAGTTTTAGTTTATGCTAGATTTGATGATTCTGTAAAAGATTTTCCATCAGACACAGTATTTTCCGAAATTGGTATTGTAAAAAATCCAACTGCTTTTGGATCGAATAATGTAATTACTAGCAATCAGTTCTCGGCACTTGGTGCTATAAAATTAACAGCAGCATTTTCTGGAGAACCTGCTGTTGGAGATAGAATCACACAAACAGTCACTGAAGGTACAGCAAGAGGTATTGTTGCTTCTTATGATGAAACAACCAGAGTGTTGAAGTATTTCCAAGATAGATCTTTACACTTCAATCAAACAAATAGAGATCAAAGTGATTATAGCACTGTTTCAACAGATGCAAGATCTTACGCTTTTGAGTCTGGTGGAGGAACAATAGAATCTACTAGTTTTAGTGGAGCTATCGAAACGGGATTTAGTGGAGTTACAACTACAGTATCAAATCAAATAGTATCTCTTGACGCTAACTTCACAAATGGAATCGCCAATTATGAGATAAATAAAAAGTCAGGAGAAATAATTTATATTGATAATCGTCCTGCAATTACAAGAAGCCCTAGACAAAAAGAAGACGTTAAAATTATCCTGGAATTCTAAGAAATGGCACAAAAAACAAATCTCAATGTAGGTCCATATTACGACGATTTTGATAAATTTAATAATTTTTATAAGGTTTTGTTCAGACCTGGATTTCCAATTCAGGCTAGAGAATTAACAACTCTCCAATCAGTTTTACAAAATCAAATTGAGTCTTTTGGGCGCAACTCTTTTTCTGAAGGGCAAAAAGTAATTCCAGGCAATTTTGCTCTCAATAATCAATATTTTTCTGTAAAAATTAATTCTAGTCATCTTGGAATTAATTTGTCTTCTTATGTTGATCAACTGGTCGGCAAAAAGATAAAAGGACAAACATCTGGTATAGTTGCTAAGGTAGACAAATATTTAAATATTTCTGAATCAGAAGGAATTACAAACCTCACATTATTTGTTCAGTATACGGAGTCTGGTACCGATAATGAGACCGTATTCTTTACAAATGGTGAAGTTTTAACAACAGAAGAATCTTTTACTTACAGTAATGTTGTAGTTAATGCTGGGGAAAGTATTGCAACTTTAGTTAGTGATAATGCTTGTAACATAGGATCTAAGTTTTCTATTGAAGAAGGTGTTTACTTTATAAGAGGAACATTTGTTGATGTTGCTGCTGATAATATTGTTCTGGATGCCTATACAAATACTCCAAGTTATAGAGTTGGTCTAAGTATAGACGAAGAGTTAGTAAATGCTAAGGATGATCCCTCTTTGTATGATAATGCTAAGGGATTTTCAAACTTCTCTGCTCCTGGAGCAGATAGGTTAAAAATAACGACAAAACTTACCAAAAAATCACTCGATGATTTTAACGACACATCATTTATTGAACTCGTTAAGATTATAAATGGTGTAGAAAATATTTTACCATCTCCTGCTGCTACAAAGTTAGACGACAAACTTGCAAAAAGAACTTACGAAGAATCTGGTCATTATTCTGTAAAAGAGTATCAAATTGAAATCAAAGAAACTCTTGATAATGAAATTGGTAATCAGGGAATTTATACTGAAGGTGAAACAACTGCGAGTGGAAATACTCCATCAGATGACTTGATGTCTGTAAAATTCTCTCCTGGAATTTCTTATGTTAAGGGATATAGGATTGAAAACGAAGAAACCATCATCATTGATACCGAAAAATCAAGGGATACAGATAAAGTTGATAGTGGTCTAATTCCTTTAGATTTTGGAACTTTAGTAAAAGTAAATAATGTAACTGGAACTCCGCTTATCGGTATTGGAAATCAAAATACTGTAAGTTTGTTGGATAGAAGATTAAACAACGACGGTGTTGGTACGGCAACAACTATTGGAGACGCTAGAGTATATTCTTTCAATTTAGATGGAAATTCTTATGAAGATGACGCTTCATCTTGGAATTTGTATCTGTATGATGTAAATGTCTATACAGATTTAACCATCAACACTAATATTACTCTCAATGATACTTCTTATATTAGAGGTAAAACTAGCAATGCCTCTGGATATTTGCTAAATGATGTTACTAATGGAACAGCATTAACTTTAACTCAGGTATCTGGAAGTTTTGTTGTCGGTGAACAGATCATTATCAATGAAGTTGAAGAAAATTCAAGAACTATTACTGCCGTAACAAAACATGGTCAGCAAGATGTAAAAGCGATTTATCAGGCAGATCCAATGGGAGGCGATGCCGCCTTCGATTTTACTGCAGACACTATTTTAATAGATCAGAAGTTCAAACAACTTGGAAATTTTGATGCGACTATTTCAACTGGCGGTAATGTAACATCTTCGCTTCAAGATGGATTCTTAGGTGCAAAAGTTGGATCTATTATTAAATACAATAAATCAGATGAAGTTGTACCAACATTTAACAGAGTAACTGCAGTTGGAGCAGGTTCTACAACTTTAACTGTTGAAGCTATCACTAATCAACCCGCTGAAGTGTGTGATGGTGCTCTTCCAGCCACTGAATTTGTTGGACCCATTTCTCTTGCTGTTGGCGAAATTAAGAGTGGTGGTGGATTATACGCAGAACTTCCAAGTGAAAATATTTCAGCAGTAGATCTTAAAGACTCTCAATTAAGTATTACAGTTCAATTAAACAACATAACTGTAGATGCTGTTGGAGATGGATCTTTAACTGCACCAACAGGAATATCAAGTGCTCTTTATAAGTCATATAGTGCAGAAAAGTATTCGTTCTTCAATGAAGCAGATGGTGTTGTTTCTACAGATCCAGATTTAACCTTAACTGGAGGTGGGTCTGGAGCAAATTTTGATGGATTATCATTCGTAAGTGGTCAGGCAACAGTCAATGCTTCGCTGTTGAAGCAAGGAATTACTAGTAAGAAGAAGATTTACACAAGAAGTGCACAAAGAGATGTAATTCTTTCCAAGACTTCTATTAATATTAATGGTCTAACTCAAAATAACTTCTATGGTTTAAGAGTTCAAGATAAGGAAATTTCATTAAATCTTCCAGATGTTGCTAAAATATTAGCAGTTTATGAATCTTTAGGTGCTGCAAATCCAACACTAGATGTTATACAAGTTTCTGCTGCGGCTGCTTTAAATACTAATGCAATTGTTGGAGAAAAAG